TTCTTCCCACCCTGGTACTTCTCAGCAAACTTCAAAGCTTTCTGAGCGTAACGGATGGTTTGATCAGCAGACAACACACCCTCGGGTCCAAACAGTGTGGTATAGAGATTCCCTTGCGCCTGGACAATGGCCTGTGTATTCTGAAGCTGCTGGTTCTTAGTCGTCACCATGGATGCAATCGACGCATTGGCCTGTGACAGATTGTAGTTCGTGCCTGGAGTACTATAGTACTTAGCCGACTGAGCCTCCTGGGCCAGCGTCGCGACAGCATTAGCCACAGGGTCTAGTGAGGTCATAGCAACAGCAATACCCAACTGGGACTGCGTGATTGCCTCCACGTCTGTTGCTAAAGTGGCCTGGGTAGCCTTTATCTGCTCCTCATCTGACAGATACTGAGCCTTGTTACCAGTAGCAAGAGCTGTGGCGGCCTCCTGCTGGTACTCTTGTATCAGAGACTTGGCATTCTGAATAGGAGCATTAGAAAAGATAGCAGCGTACAACCCAGTCTGTGCCGCAAGAATCCCCTGAGCATTGACGTAGTTGGTCTTCTCCTGAGCAATAACCTGACCCTGGAGAGTCAATAAATTTTGTTTGCCCCCCGGACCACTAAACTCACCAGTAGCTTTTCCCGCCTTGATCTGTGCCTTAAGAGCCCCCACCTGGAGTTGACCAAGAAGAATGGGGTTCTGACTGGCTATAGCTTCGGGCTTAGCGTATTGTGCCGCTATGGCCCCCTGGGCAGCAGAGAACGCTGACGTAGGAACAACAACAGGACCAGAAACATGAAGTTCACCCTGTTTATTAAAAGTCACTCCCTGAGACTTTAGCCAGTTTTTAGCCTCAGCAGTGGCTTGAGCAGCACTAACACCTTTACCACTGAACTGGTAAGATAGAGCATTGAGCACTGCCTTGGTTTGAGGCATAGAAAGGTTAGTTCCAGCCTTAGCAATGACGTTAGCCCCAGTTTGAGTCGTTGCGGCAGCCATCTCGTTGGCTATCTTCTGTTGTGCGGCCTGAATAATACTTGCTGCAGCCTGTTGCTTCTGTCCTAAACCACTTGAAGTCCTTTCTACATAGGCACTTATATCACCCAACCTGGACGAACCACTGACAGACCCAGACTGGATCAAGGACTCAGACACCGAAGAAACAGCAGCAGTCTGTTGATCAAGGAGTTGCTTCATCTGTGCAGCATCCTGTTGTATGGCCTCAGCACCAGCCTGAGTAGGCGTCTTAAGGTAACTACCTATGGCGATCCTCAATGTGTCCTTGGCCTCAGAGAATAGTTGACCAAAACTAGCACCCGTCTCCTGATAAGCGGACGAGACGCTGGCAAAGTCAGACCCAAACCCGAGCAACAAACTATTAGCCTGCTTGGAAAGACCCTGCACGGTCTTGGCTACTGTTTTAGTGCCACCAGCAGTAGAAGAGGCCTTAGTTACCTGGGCGGCAGCCTCCGCCTGGGCAGTAGCAATTGCTTCAGCATAGTGTTGCTGAAGGGGTATGAGCGTCTTAACTTCCTGATGGTTTACAACAGAAATCTGCTCAACACCAACGCGATGATGACCCATGCTCACCAAGTCTTTAGTGGGCACAATCGGAATCTTGTATTGCTCTAAATTGGCCTGCGTAACCGGGTTGGTAGACACCGCAGTCAACATACCATTGGCATACGTCTGGCCCGTTCCGGCCACAGCCCCCTCCTGCTGGAGCTGCCAGGGTGCCAGGTCCTTCCAGTTTTTCCAAGAGGCTTTGCCGCCCTGAGTAAGCTTAGGTGCTAGCTGTGCAGCAGCCCATTGCGCAAGAGGCTCTTCCCAGATGTTATCAACAACCTTAAAACCCTTCGGAGTGGCCCCCTGCCATTGCTGCGAAGAAGGGACATTTACAAAATCCTTACCATTCTGAGTCGAAACACTACCCCATGTCGGCACAGGGATATTGTTCTGCTGCAGCAACTTTAGTGTCTTATTACTCAACCCGGCCGCCTTGGCCTCAGCGGGAGTAAACTGCCCCCAACCGGTTACAATACTAAGCGCGGCTGCCTTAGCTTGCGCAGGAGTATAGTTACCCTGAGCCTCAAATTGCTGGACTAGTGACTTCTGTTGTGCGGGGATCGATGATGGCTTATTTCCCTCAGAAGAGGCTTCCTCTAACTTCTGCCCAGCGTCATACAGTTTTTGTGCGGCAGACAACTGGGCAGGAGCTATCTGAGAGAGCAATTCAGCAGCGGTAGCAATGGCACCAACACCAGCACCGATACCAGCACCGATAGCGGTACCAAGACCAGGAAATATCGAACCAATCTCAGCGCCGGCAACAGTGCCACCGATGATATTCTTACCCGCGACCTCAAGCCCTTCTACAGCCGGAACGCCCTTCGTGGTCTTCGACTGTTCATAAGCACTGGACATAGCCAGCGCCCCACCCACAATAGCTATAGTACCAATCATAGGATTCTTGAGAAGAGAAGAGGCGGTACCCCCAGCTCTACTCAACAGGCCAGCAGATGCTACGGCTCCAGCAGATGAAGCGTCGAGCATGGCCGCGTCCTCATCAAGAGCAGTATTGGTCATAAGAGGAATACGACCACCAGAAACAACGCCACCTGCCCCCGCGGTGGCTGCCCATTCCCTGGCGCCGGCCAAAGTAGTGGCATTCCAATCATTAGCACCTATAATGATCCTCTCATTAAAGGCCTGTGCTGCCGGGGAACCACCGCCAGTTGCCATACTATAGATACTCTTACTAGCGCCCGCAACAACCCGGATGCCTCCTGCCAATATAGTTAGCTCAGCAAAATGACCAATCAACCCACCGGTAGCTTGATTCAGGTTCTTGATCCAGTTGATAAGATTGTGACCAACATCAACGATACCCGTCAAAGTAGTCCCGATCCCCGAGTCCAATATAGAGATCCCCACGTTTTCAAGACTGGTACCAAACTTCTCTACCTGCCCCAACAACGTGCCCATCTGACGGTCAAACTCTTGATGCAGACGATCAGGAGGCGCGCTACCCGTACCCTTAGCTAATTCCTTCGGGGTATTGATAGCTTTCAAAAACGACAACAATATGGCACGCGAAGAAGCATTGCCCCCCAGGTCACCCACCAAAGCATTCTGTGCACCGGCAGGTACAGCACCAAACATCTTGATGAAAGACTCAAATACAGCTTGACCAGACGCCCCGTTATATACAGACTGCACAAAAGGCTGACCGGCTTTACCAGTAGAGCTGGCATACTGCAGCAACTGACTCAAGTTCTGAGTAAACCCAGGCAGGATACGAGTCAGTCCCTCACCAATCATCTCTCCACTCTGACCTGTCATCTGAGATGTGACAGCAATCATCTGAGCGGTGAAATTAGGCGTCAGACCCATCTGCTGGGCGATGGGAGCCACAGCACCCCACCCCGCTATAGTCTGTTTAGCGGGGACTCCATAAACGTCCTGAAGGTGGAGAGCTTCATTCTGAATGTTGACAAAAGACTGACCACCCTGACCACGCAGCGAGTCAAACCCCTGTGAAATAGCAGTCAGAGACTCCTGTAGCTCCGTCATGGGCATCTGCAAAGCCTGCGCGCCTTGAGCTGCAGCCGTCAGGGCGATAGTGGCCTGTTGGGTATTACCAAAAACACCCTTAAAAGCAAGGCCTAATTCAGCCACTTCATTGATGGCCACACCAGTATTAGAAGCTATGCTCTGAATAGACTGGGAGTACCCCTGGAACGCACTGCTCTGGCCCAAGGCACTGAACTCTGCAGCGACCTCAGCCAAAGTCTTTTGAGCCTCTGCCGCCTCAGTCACAGTCTCCCGCAAGCCCATCAAAACAATACCAAACCCTATTCCAGGTAGGGCATACCCCAGGGTATTAGCTGTGTGAGAAGCCATGAACTGGTTACCAGTAGGCATGCCCAGAGCACCCATGTCACCGCCGGCACCACGAGCAGCACCGCCGTGAGCATAGTACTGCAGACGCTGGAATAGACCTGGCGTCTTCCCGGTAACCTGCTGGTACGCCGCAGCATTCTGTTCTCTGTCTCTCTTAGTGGCGGCTACTTCCTGGGCATGCTCCAGATGAGTCTGGCCGCTAGGAAGACGCCCACGAGAACGATTGAACTCCTTGGTAACAGCGGCCAAATTGGCGGTTGCAACCTTGAGGTTAGCAATCACCTCTATGGCATCGTGATCAGCGGCTTGTATGTTCTTCCTACCGGACTGAGTTAGAGAAAGACGAGTACTCTGTGAAGCTGCTGCCCTTTGAGAAGCACTGATCTTATCGGAATCCCCCATCCATTGAGCATTAGCTGATAAATGAACCAGATTATGTACATGGCTAGAACCTAAATAAGTAGCACCAATTCTCCCTATCCTGAGGGGATCCTTAGCAAGAAACTCTGAAACCAACTGCTGCTCCGCTATTTTGGCATCAAGGGCGGTTATCACCTTAAGAGCCGCGGCATTAGATCCTACCGGCGGAGTGGAGGCCCCGCCAGGCTGGCCTGGCTTTTTCCGGCCGCCACCTCCACCAGACGGTGAAGACTTAGGCTCGTCTTTAGGTGGAGGTGGCGGAGTTGTCGGAGGTGTTGTCCTCTGCCACCTCGGCCGGGGTGGGGGTGAGGGTGGTGTCGGGGGCTCGTCTTTAGATGGAGGTGGCGGAGTTGTCGGAGGTGTTGGAGTTGTCGGAGGTGACTTTTTCCCACCTCCGCCAGACGGTGAAGACTTAGGCTCGTCTTTAGGAACTTGAGAAGCGGCTGGTTTTGACGGCTCGTGGTACACCCCCCTCTTCCGACGAGGAGGAACGCCTCGGCGTTCCCCGTTCGGCCCGATGCGAGCCTCCTCGAACGCGGCGATGGACTGCTCCACGATGTGTGGATGAGGTGCTGGTTTCTCTTGCGGATGAGGTGCTGGCTTCCTAGCCCGAGCAGCAACCCTAGCCTGGCTATCCTGCTTCTTTCGCGCCTCTTCTGCCTTCTTGGGCTCTTCAACAGCTTTCTCTTGTGGATGAGGTGCTGGTTTCTCTTGCGGATGAGGTGCTGGCTTCCTAGCCCGAGCAGCAACCCTAGCCTGGCTATCCTGCTTCTTTCGCGCCTCTTCCTGCGCCCTACGGTCACCAGGAGTTCGCTCTTGCTCAGAAAGGCTAGGGACACGACTAGGAATGACATAGCCCTGACCACCGGGGCTAAGGACCGCCCGGCTCGCTCCTGACCGCTGATACCACCTAGCATCAAGGGCAGTCCGGGTAGATTCAGGCAGGCTCCCCCTCAAGCTTTTATTAAAGCTCCGCGAGACTCTCTCTATATCTTTGGCCGCCAGTGCGAGGGGGGCTACGCTTTCCCTGAGAGAAGTGCTGATAGCAGTACGCCACTGCGCCACTTCCCCGGCGGCACTGGGACCCTGACGCCCCAACTCCTTGCCCATAACACCATACATCCGCTGAAGCCGGCGAACAAGCTCCTCATGCTCGTTATTCTTACCGCCTCTAACGCCAGCCACAGGGGCCACACGCGTGGCCGAAACCCCAGAGGAGCCAGTACCGGCGCTAGCCACCTCATTGACCATGGCAACGCCGGTCTTGCCCAATTCAGCCAATTTCGCCTGAGCTTGAGCAATAACGAGCTCTAGCTCGGCTCGGATCAGTGCTGTTTCAGCCATATCAGTTCAGCTATCGACAGAAGTTGAATAAAAACTGGTTCATAGTCACCGGCGTTTTAGGGCAGCTATTCTAGGGTCATCGCTCTGTATAGCATCAGGTGGCACGTCTTCGTGATCACGATCACGCTTGATCTTGATCCCCTCAAACCATTCCTCCACAGCATCTCCAAAAGACCACATATACTGAGGGGGTACCTCGTCTTCGGTCAGATTGCCATTATGCCAGTCAAGAATACGATGGGCATGAGCAATGGCATCAACAAGATCCATGGGCAAGTCATCAACACAGGTAACCCCACGAGGCCATAAAACCGCACCGTTACCACCCGAAGAAACTGCTCGAATTAGTTGGAGGAAGCCGGGTCCACCGGCGAGTCTTTTCCCTCTTGCGGAGACACTACTAGCTTTCTGAAACCAGCCTCCAACACAGCGATAGACTCTGCCTGAAGCATATCCACAGCCTCACGAGTAGCAAACGTCGACTTAGCATGGTCCGTGATGTTACGCGTACCAAGCCAGACATAACAACGATTGTACTCATCCTCCCACACGCCGTCAGATATACCCTTAAAAAGGAACTCAACAACATCATGTCGCAGAACTGCCGCAGACTTCTCAGAATAAGCGCCACGATAAACATCAAGGTCTTCCTCAACGAGCACCAAAACTTCATCCCTGAACTTCATAAGCTGACCCTGAACCCTCTTAGCCTCTTCGTCCTCGGGATTCTCAGAGAAGGTCGTCTCTAACCCCCCGTTCCAAAGATCCCGAAGCCCATCAAGGTACCCGTCCTTCCAAGGGTCCTCGAAGGAGAGTTGAGAACTCTTGAGATCAAAGAGCTTGATCCGCTCTATGTTCAACAAGACCTCAATCTGCTCGTCCCGAGAAAGAGACTCAACGTGATTAACTACACTCAAGTACTCTTCGGAATCCTCCTCAAACCTCGCCGCCAGAAAACGAGCACGAGCAGCATTAGCCTTGCGGACAGCCCTTTGCTGCTCCACTGGATTAAGCTTCTGAAGCCAGTTCCTCGAAATACGTCCCGTCTCTGGATCTGTTACCTCTAGTTCAGCACCACGAACAAAGAGATCGGTGATATCAGCAAGTTCAGGGACTTTGAGATCGTCAGGCATTATTCTCCCCTCTTAGAGAGCGGTCGGCACCTGTTGCCTAAGGTGTGAAAGGAGAAAGTCACCCGTCTGGAGCTCTCCTCCAGCGCCATGGGTGCCGACCACAACAGCGGAACAGAGTACAGTCGGAGATCTTTGCCGGCTGTACTGTTCCATACTGCTAGAATAGAACAAGCGTTCTATGTCGTCAAGGGACGCTTATCCCGAAGATCCTATGGTCCCACCGGTGACGAGGTCTCCGGTACCACCGTTGTAGGTAATGAGCGTGCCGGTGTTCGAATAGAACTTGAATGGCAGGTCGATCTTCTGAGCTGTACGAGAAGTCAGCTGAGGCGGATCAAAGATGGCATCAGGAACGTAGAGCGTCTTGAGGATCGTTCCAGGGGCAACCCCGGCGACGCCGTTGGGGCACTTCAAGACCATCAGAATGCTCAAAGGTAGACCAGAAAGCATACCAATGACCCGAGAAGAATCGACGTTCAGCAGCTCAGAAAGCTGGCCTACCATGATCTTCACGCTGTCAGGACGGGTGGTGATGGTCCCCGAAACAGCAGAGGTGACATAGTCATAAGACACCGAGAGCGGAGACCCGAACTCATCGTTCGCCTCGAAGCCTGTCGCTTGCCAGGTGGCGTCGACAGACTGAACGTTGCTCAACCGGTGCCACACAGGAGTGGTAACTGTGGTGGCGTAGTACACATCGATGTTCCAGGCCCGAATGGCGGCCGGCTTGACAGTTATACCGTCAGCAGCGTTATCAGCCTGCGGAATGGACAGGGCATCAGCCGAGTTCAGCGTAAAATACTGAGCCTTGACCATCCAGCCAGTAGGAATTGAAACGTTGCTGTTGAGGGTGAAGGTGGTAATGGCACCACCGTAGCCATTGCCGGCCTGGCCATGGTCCTGGTAGTCAAAAGAAGGCCCGTTGAGCAAACGGTAAGGAGTCGAGGAATCGGCGGGGTAGACGGTGACATTCAAGACGAACATGGTGTTCCCTGAAGCCGGGTCAGTATAAGCGACGGGAGCATAGGGCAGAGTAAAAACCTGCCCAAGGGTCCCGTCGCCCGCGCTGATCATCTCGCATGGTACCGTTCCCGCCGGACCGTAGAACATGCTGTCGCCGTTGAGGGTATAGGTCTGCTGGGCATCCTGCTTGAGCCCAAACCTATAGCTGACCTCGGAGAGCGACATGTGAGGCATGATGACGCCGCCATAGACCGCAGACAAATTGATGCCCTGCCGAATGGGGCACAAAAGACTGAAGGGAACCTGGTTACCAAAGTCCAGTGCCATCCCAGGAGTGAGGGAGGTGGAATCTTGGGGATCGAGGTTGAGTAAGATGGCCTCTAGCTTGGCGGTGACGTCGTACGACTCAATGGTCGTAGTGAGAGCGGCCGGGGCATCACGAATGATGCCAACGGGCTTGGGGTTACCAACTTCAGTGATCGTCTCATTGGTAATGTTGGGGTTGATGTCCCCACTCTGAATACGATCGATGATGAAGGAGTTGCCATAGGACGTCCCCGAACTACCTCCGCCCACAGAACCTGTGAAAAGAATCTGATTAGACTTGAGAGCCATTTAGAACACCTTCCGATCAGACGGCATGGACGGCGAGCAGGCCGTCATCTCGTTACAAATCACACCAGCAGTATCGACAGACCTTTGTTTCTTATTAGAGCCCACGCGCCACCACATTCACCCGGACCGTTTTCTGCATACGCCCAGCACTGTCCACCCACGCCTTGGTCAGGTTGTTGGCGTACCTCTCCAACACCATCCCCAAACCACCCTGCTTACCGCCTGCTTGCCCAGCAAGATAACGGACACCAGCGTTGAAGAAGTCGTGAGGCTTGATACCTCGCGTTGGACGAGGACCCTGCATAGTCATCTTGCGTGGCCGACCCCGGTCCCTGAGTAACATCTCACTGGCCGACAAGTTAGGCATCATCGTAAAATGACCAGGCTTGAACTCAACCGCTTGAGAAACACCACCGTGATGAGGATAAAACTCATCGTCACCCCGGCCCCCGCTAGGAGCACGTAGCGCTCCTTTCTGACCTGCGCTACCAGGAGGGACCCAGATACCTGCAGGCATTGAGAACCCAGGAGATGGCCCACCCGCCACTCCAATTGTGGCCAGCACGAGATCATTAAAAGTAACAGCAAACTCGTCATGAATACCACCACGGCCAGCCCCAAAAGCTATCCGGTGCCACTGACGGGCGGCACCGTCGAGCATAGAGACATTGCCCCAGGAGAGGGTGGTCCCATGTACCTCAAAAAAGTCCCCACGACCCAAAGCCCTCAACAAAATCCCTCCAGCTAAACGCCCCTGGCCGGCGCGATAATGGGTACGGGAAGCAGGGCCTTCCTGGCGCGTCACCAACTGTCCATAGGCATTGAGCATCCTCAATTGAGCCTCACGACCCAACGTCATGAGGTCCCCTTGTAGAGCACCTGTATTCTTCTCGCTCAAAGCTGAGGCGAGACGGCTCGCCCAAGCAGTCAGCTCAATGTTGATAGATTCCAGCAAGTCCCCAACAGCAACAGCAACGGACTGCTTAATGACACCTATAGCTGAGGCCTTGATACGCGCCTCGGCTAACTGTCGCTGGCGCTGCAACTCAGCAATACTATTAGGTATAGCCCGCGCCTCCGTTGGTCCCGTCACGGCTGAAACGCCCACTGAGCTCGACCGGTAGACAGGTCATCGTTATCCAAGATATACCAGTCGCACACCTCAAACCGCACAACCCGCAGGAACTGCTGCCAACGTTGAGCAACATTGGGGCTCCTGGTGGCGGTAACGTTGGCGATCTCCACATACCCGATCTTGTAGTGCCCCGGCTGATCAAGGTCCAAGATATCCACCGTGGGACCAAAAGTACGGCCCACGGCCGACATCTTACCCCAGAGAATGTCCTTCATATCCCCTGCTAGCTGCAAACTAATTGCTTCACTCTCAGCGAAGATGTCGCAGTAGTAGACCCAGACGTCCTCCATCATGATGCTGCCCAGCTCCTTCTCCTCTGAGCTCACGTCGTCGGGGGCAAAAGCAAGAGTATTGAGTGTGATCGGCTGAGTCCAATCCAACTGCCTAGCCAAAAACTGCACCGGTAGGTTCTGACGCGTACCTGGTGGAATATCAGTGACGGTGGGATTAAACCAGCCAAGAAGCCCCAAAGACCCCTTGAGCATGTACCACAGACTATCGTAGATGAAACGCGCCCGAACGCCGCCGCCATAGGAGACATTATTCCTAGTCACCACCTGCGAGTAAGCAGGTGCCCAGGCACTGCCGACGGTGATGTTAGCCACTGTAGAACAGCCAACCAGTGACAGGGTCGGGCTGCAGACCCCAAGGACCATCGAGAGTGAAAGCACTTCCCATGTCGATCAGAGCTAAAAGACGCTCGCCCGAGTAGATCACCCCATAACGAACATTCGTCACAGTAAGCGGGTTCCAACTCACAGCAGACGAGCTCAGCGCAATTCCCCATTTACCCAAATAGGCCCACGTCACAGTCCCATCTTGGACCGTCACCCCTTGAGCAGTAGGCCACTTAGGCACAACACTACCAGTCGTCCCAGTCACCACACAGACAGCAAGACCAGACCCTGCTTGCACCACTTGGTTCTCTGCAAAGGCGGTGCTGGCCAACCAGTTACCACCAACCGAGACCACATTGATACTCGTTGATGCCAGCTGAGCACCGCCGGGAGTGTAACCGGCCCCAACAGCCTCGCACTCACTAACGGGTGCCCAAGCAGAATCAGCAGCCAAGTTGGGACTGTAACTAGCCTGCACTAGAGCCAGGTAGACATCGTCACTGGTCCAGTCAACGGCGCCACTCAGAAAAGAGGCGATACCCGAAGCATAGAAAGATGTATTGGTGGCGCTCATGGCTTATTTGTCCTGTGCTGTGCAGTAGAATTGCCGCGCTTCCATGTCAAAGACGGCATATGGACCCACGGTATAATCTATGTTGAAAAGCGCCCCTCCCAAAAGGATGAAGTCAGGTAGCCTACCCTTTCCTCGGGCAAGTAGTTGGGTATACTCGGTATCCATGAGCGTAACGGTAGCCTTCAGGGCTTCCTCGAACCCAGCAGGGGTTCCTTCCTGTGCAGCATTACCATACTCCACAGCACAAAGTAGCTGTATATCCTTGATGGCCGTCTTGGAGGTAGGAAGCTCATTTAGATCGTAAGGCACCCCACTCGGTCCCGCTGGCTTAGGAGCATAGACCGGTTGAGGCTTCCATTGAAAGGTTGCTCGGTCGCTTGGAGTATTGGGTTGCCCCATGGTCATACCCAGGTGGAGGGCGGCCCTTACCGATGTTGCGTTGAACTTAGGATTGGTCCCCGCCATCACCCACCCACTCTCTCCACTCTTCCACGTCTCCTACCTGCCACCAGGCGCTCACCAGGTACCCATCTTCATCAAACGCAATCTCAATGAGACCGCTGTCACCAGGCAAGAAGGCATCCATTACAAATCCGCCGTGCTCAAGAGGTGTGAAATCAATAGCCTCAGTAGCCTTATGTAAGGCGACCAATGGCACCTCCAGAAGACTCTTCAGCTTGACATCAAGCATCAGTACCCCGAATAACTACGGTATGGACCGCCCATGTCGGCATACCCCCCACGCGACCAGGAGGCAACATCGTTTTCAATGGCCTGGGTATTAGTCAACACGGCATCGAAGACAGCCTCAGTCGTAAAGCCCAGGTCAGAAAGACGCTTCAGGATAAGAGCGACCTGATTCTGGATATTCTTTAGGACCCCCAACATCATGGTAGACGACTGCTGCACCTCGTAGCTCACTGGGCCGGCCTTGACGGATAAGGAAGTCTGCAGCTGGCTCAACTGAGCTACTATTGCGTGATGGGCGGCCACTACAACGATAGCCATGACAATCTCTTGCCCCAGGTCGGTGGCCCCTTGAGCATCCGTATACCATCCGGTAGGAACATCTTGCCCAAAGGTCCACTGCGGCGGATTGGGCTGGGGTGTGATGATGCCATCGGTGTCACAAGTCCACGAAGACAAGATGTCCATGCCGGCCATCCGCAGCCACCAAAAGGCATCAAACAAACGCGATAAGGCCTGCGCATCGGTCATAACCACCACTGACTGCCCGGCGGGGTTAAGAAAGTTTTGCAGGCTGCCTATCGCTGTGTCGCTGAGATCGATCATCAAGTCCTGTATCGTCCCTAAGAGCCGGCATACTCACGAGCTGATCGCCCCAAGACACCCAACCTTCCCGAGAATAGCGAGCAAACAACTCTAAGTAAGACCCTGGCGAACAACTTTCAATGATTGAGTAAAGCTCATCTGGTTTACGACTGTGCTCCCGCTTCTGCGCCTCGATAAAGTTTACTTGCGTACGACCTGGCGACAAGGTTCGCAGCTTACCCCTACTACCAAAGAGCACCAATTCTGTAGCATTGCGAAAATAGAACCCCACCCCTCCGCCGTGGGTACCGCCATCCTTACGGATCTTATGCCACACAATCATAGCCTTATAAGTGAACCCCCACGCGGCCATGACCTGCAGCCCCTCGGCAACCAAAGCATTGGGCACCCAAAGATAGCAGTGAGACTGAGAAGCCATCACACCACCAACCTCTATGGCACTGATTTCATCCACAGTCATCGTCTCATATTTCTTCAGCCGGCGATACTCGGGTGCCACCTTACCATGCCGATTGATGAACCTCCAGGGTGGATCGGCAAGACAAGTACCAAAGGGACCGACAGGAAGATCCATCATGCCTTCTTGCGAGCCATTAACTTCTGAGCACAGATTGTCTCGATAAGCTCCGCTGGAGAATGGCTCAAAAAATGCCAAAAATCTGATGTACGTGATACCTGGAAAAACTCCAAAAATCGCCCGATCTGATATTCATCCAGGGCAGTGAATTCTTCCTTGATATCAATACGACCAGCACGTAAAAGTGCCGGGTCCAAGGCGGTCAGATCGTTGGTCGTCATAATGGTAATCAACCCATGCGGCGTCCAGATCCCGTCAAGCGCATTCAATACAGCAGATAGAGTTACCGAACCCTTCTCCTCAGTGCGCTGCGTGGTGGCCTGAAAAATATCAACATCCTCTAACAGTAATATAGACCGAGGACGAATAGCACCCATCAATGCCATCAAATCAGTGTCTTTCTTGATATCCGCCAAAGGCAAGTAGTAAATCGGTAACTTGAAATGGTCTGCCAAAGCTCTCGCCACTGTCGTCTTGCCAGTGCCAGGAATACCGTAGAACAGGTACCCTCGATGGTACGGGCGCCCAAAATCACCATACTGCTGCTCTGAATCCAAGAACATTTGCAGGTCGTCCACCAAGTACTCAAGCTGGCCCTTTTTGAGTATGACGCTCTCCAACCGCCGAGGAGGAATATCGAGACGTGTGCTGAAACCGTCACCCCACCTGTTGGGAATCTTTAGAGGCGGCGGTCCCGGTTGAAGAAGTTTCGCTTGAGCGACCTCCTCTAACCGCTCCACTACCACATCGCGAGCTTCCGTCGAATAGACCGTAAACACGATCTTCTCGAAAAACCGCTGCCATTGGTCTGGCAATTTCTCACGATCAGGGATATTTTCGTGCTCTATGGCAACCGTCACCTCAAACCCATTGAGAATGATCTTTTGTGTACGACTCCCATCATAACGCAAACGCATCTGAGAAGGCATTGCCTTGGGTTGTTGAAAGTCCGAATCTATATCTCCCGATATAACACCGCAGCTACTCTCAGCAACAAGAGCACGTCTATCCACTGCGGGCAAAAGAGTCAAAACCCACTCGTGTAAATCGAGATAGATCCCATCGGTACCATTCACAGTAATGGTGTAAACAGACCGGTCTTTATGCCAGTCACGAATCTTCTTATATGCCGGCCACACAACCTGATGCGTGGCAAGAGCCATGCCAATCCACTTACCGTACTTGCCACCATAACGAGTAAGGATACCGAGAGGACTAGTATCGGTAGACTCTACGACATTAGATGAAGTAGACATGATCCATTACAAAGCCTGTAACAGTCTTCACAAAAGGGCCTGAAGCCTGTTGAGAAAGTCATCCATAGTCCCAGATGTACGACCCAGCCGTGCTCGCAAACCGGCATCAACAACAAGGTCCCAATTAGAGGGCGGCCCGTCCGCATCAAGACCATATGACTGAGCGTTAGAGTAGAAGCCCAGCGCCGCTTCCAACACCGCTACACGCTGCGTCAACTCCTCCACTGTGGTTGGCATAGGAAGGTTATCCCATTGCCCATGGCGGGCGGGTTCGTAGTAACGCTCAGGCATACAGCCAGGGTAAGACTAGTACCAGCGTCCGTCAAGGGACGCTATCCCATCTGGACGGTAGGGGTGTTCTGGACAGCCTTGGTGATCGAGATGGATGAGTTGGGTCCCATACCCAGTGCATCCCAGTCATCGGAGTGGAGCTCCAAGACAGACCGGTGCTTACCCTTGGGGCTTACAGGAGTAGCCTGGCCAGGGCGCAGATGGGTGTGGTCGACATACATACCACTAGAATCGAACCAAGCGGCACTAACAGGAAAGCTAACGTTCTTGTTGTGAAGGGCAGCTTGAGTATCCTCACTCCACTGAAAGACCATCCCGTCATAGGTCCCGTTAGCCATCCCGACGTCATCCCGGTTCTGCACGCCCGTCTCGCGCAGAGCCGGCGTATCGGCTACCAAGACATTCAGCTCCTTGTTACCAGGAAAGACGTTCACTTTCCCGGTCCCAAACGCAGAGCCGGTCGGCACACTGCCCCGCTGCCCACGTATGTCCGGCTCCAGAGTAGGAGCCTCGGGAGCGTACGGCCCCTGATTAGGCAAGCCGTGAGCCCCATGTCTCGCATCAATCTGGTCCTCTAGAATGCCGGCGATCAACTGATCACGCACAACATCGTGGGACCACTCGGGCGACGGCATCAGCTCACCCGTCCAAACCCACCACCGAAGTTATGGACAGACTCTTCACCAGACCAAGGATCTGTAACAGGACCGACTAAGGGCGCACCGCCGTACCCCATACCGCTATCCCGGCCTATAGTCTCTTGCCCGGAAGCCTCATCCAAACGACTGTCGCCAGTATCAGGATCACGAGTCATTAGCTGGCTGTACTCACTCATGGCATTGTCCTCCGATCGAGACCTACATCTCCCACCATCTCTACCGGTGGCATATGCCCGGCACTACGCCCATAAAGTCCAGGCGCCCACTCATTCCCGTTGGCATCGGGACCGGTCAGCTCGACATGATTAGATACACCGGGAGAATTATCTGCCGGATCGTCCCAAAACATACCACTCATGCACAAGGTATCGTCAGGCTGCAGGATGTGACCGAGGCGCTCCGTTGATGAAAACAGCGAAACGCCTTAGTTGACAGCCACACTCAAAGCACGGCTTCAGAACCATCCTCGCTGCAGAGGGAGCATCTAATGTTACCTCATGGCCCGCAGAACAACGCAGGCCATAAGTGCGACTCTCATCAGGCATTAGGAAATACCGGCGAGGTTCTCTCCACCACCCATGAGGTTAGGGTTACCCTGCGCTGCCTGCTGGACCGCGGGGTCCTTCAGCACATCAGCGAACACCTGCACCTTGATGGGCTTCTCCTGCACAGCCTCTAGGCGCTCCTGAGCAACCTTGAGCTGCTTGATGGTGGCTCCCTGCTCTTCAGCAATAGCCACGACACGCTCCAGGACGATGGGATTGCTGACTTCTGCCAGACGAGCAGTCAACTTCGCCAAAGACAGCTTGAAGAGCTCCTTCAGGTCGTCCTCACCCAGATTGTTGGGGTTGGCCTTCAAGAACTGCGTGTCCTCTTCGTCATCGAGCAGACGCACCGGCGTGAGACGACCGTTCAAGAACGGATCAAGCTCAGTCGTAGCGGCATAGTCATGGTTAATGCGACGCTCATAGGGCGTTATGGTAATGGTTCCACCAGGGAGAATGCGCTGCCCACGAATATTGCCCAAGTGATCAACCTTCTTCACCGAGGTCCCACCGCGGGCGACATTGCGCCATGTCTCCACATCAACAGCCACCATCGCTGGCGGGTTAAAGTTTTTCAAAGCAGGCATTGACTACTCCTTGTTTTGTCCATAGACACATATAGCGGCATATTAGTGTGCTCATCGAAGAGCGTCAAGGGACGCTCAAAAGAAAACGCCCCCCTTTCGGAGGGCGCTTCTTCAGAGCTGGACTGCTCAGTCGTAAATTGGGGTGTACGGCTGAATGTCGGTGTCGACGATGCGGCGAGTACGGTATGGACGGTGAACGATCATACCGAGGTCCCGGCGGGTGAGGTAGTGCCATTCGCCGGCTGCGGGGTTGAGCCACTCGTGAGTGGTGGGACCACCATAAAAGACGAACTTGCTAGCGTCACGGCCCAAAACCCAGAGCTCGTTGGCCGGGAAGAACGGGTTGCCGAGATCATCGGTGTAGTTCTTCAGGGTAACGATGTTGGCGCCCCAGTACTTACCGATAACGCCCCTGCGGAACAACTCTTCGTTGGTCTCAGGAAGGAACCTGCTCTGTACGAGGCCACCAGCGGTGCCAATCAGTGCATCACGAATCTGGTCGACCATGGAAGGAAGACCGACGATGACGCACTCATAGTCACGGCTGACCTGACGTACGTTGGTAATGGCTGCATCCAGTGTGGCGAGGTTGGTGTTCAACCCAGCTACACTCTCGTAGAAGGGGCTGCCGCTCGGGACTGCAGACTGCAGCGTACCGAACATCCAGCTGTTGACGGTGGCATCGAGCCGCTGAACACCAAGCTCCACAAGGGTGGCCTGAGTTTCAGCGAAATTGACCCGAAGCTTGTCCTCAAACTCGAAAACGTGGAACCCGCAAGTAACACGGGGGACCTCGATGACCTGTGCATTCATGCCACTGGCCTCGATGTACCCACCACGAGCCACGAAGAAAGCCCGAAGGCCCCGACGCTCTTCGACCGTAACACGCTCGTCGAAGCCGGCGTTCTGAACCTGAGTCATGAGGGCCAGAAGGTTCTCATGCTCGAAGCCCAAATAGATGGTCTCAGTAAGAACCTGAGTCATCTCCTTGCGCCAGGAATCATCAAAGAACCTGTCACGAGCCATCTCGTTGAGACGAGATGCCATTTCGCGCTGCGTAGCAACATCTTCACGGTCACGTCCGTAAAGATCGCGTAGGGTTTTATCGCTCATAGCTCCTCCTCTCAGAACAGCAGCTGTGCCTCGACCTCAAGCCGAGACGGGTTGACGGATGTGATAACGGCCCAGGCACCAGCGCGTGTAGCAGTTGCCTGCCAGTAGCCATCGGTGTCATTGCCGTTGCCGGGAACCAGGTACTGACCCCGACTAAACGTGGGGGTAGCGCCCATACCGGCAACCATGGTGCGACCGGGATAATTCTGGATACCCAAGAACTGGTTGGGGACGGTGTTCCTGAACACGAACTTGGTGGCAGGATCGCCCCAGACCACGATAATCGCCTGACCAGGAGGAATGAACCCCATGTCAGAGTACGTGGTGATGTAGATGTCATACCCAGCAGACCAAGCGGGACCGTACTCGAAGAGTGCGACCCCGAAAATACCCTGGTCCGTAGTGAGGGCGCCCTCTCCGGCAAGCTCTACAACCTGACGACCATAAGCATCTTCAGGTACGTCGAGATTGACGACGACCGGCGCACCTATCGGGAGACATCCAGCGGGTAGGGTTATCTGCCCTACGCCACCAGAGAAGGAGGATGTACCACCTTTTGCCCCCACACCCGTGCCTGGCGTAGCAGGCGCCAAGAACCTGGCGCCGCGAGCTTCTGCCCGAGGGGGAATCCGAATGTCGAGATTACGACCGTAAAACATCAGTTACTCCCTCCGAGAAGATGAAGTGTCCTTGGGTCCATGCGACTGTCGATCACACCGGCGCCGACGACGTTCTTGTAGAGCGTCACTCCGTCAGAATCACCAGCACTAGCAGTCTCACGACCAGCGTGAAGGGCCATTTGCGCCGTTCCCTTGGGAATGACGTCCTTGCGAGGAGCCCCTGTCAAAGATGCGTACTCATGGAGGAGCTTGGAGAAGTCATCCTCATCCATAGCGGCCCAGCGGTCGGCATTACCGTCCAGATGATCCTGGGGGAAGTTAGCCACCTCCGTGACACGCTTTAGGCGCTCATCGCGCCTTGCGCCCAACTGCTTCTCGGCTTCCGCAGCTGCTACCAACTCGGCTGCCTTGGTCTCGACTGCTGCAAGCGCATCGACTGCCGCCTGCTTCTCAAGAACAACAACATCGAGCTGAGTGCGGAGCTCCTCGACCTGTCCTGCAGCATCAGTGACTGCAGCAGCTATCAGACCCGCAACTTCGGTCGTCTGCTGTACAGCCTCAAGCTCTGCGAGCCTGGTCAGAAGCGGGGCCGTCTCCGCTGCAAGAGCAGCTCGGAATTCCTCTTCGGTGTACCCCACTGGGCCTCCCTGGGTTGAACAAAAAACGCAAGACTGAGCGTCGTGCTTAGCCGTTGCCAATTCAGGGTTTTGAGCCCTCATGGCCAGCAACCTGTCGTGTAGCTCGCGCTGATTCATCGTTATCAGTGTCGTTCCGGTCTATAACAGATCTAAACTTTAGCCGGCGTAGACTTACCCAGAGCCTTGATACGAGCCAAGACATCGGGGCCGGCCTTCAATTGATTAGCCATCTTCAAGATATGGGCCTTCACCTTAGGGGTAGGATTATGCCCCCAAGCCTTGATGGCATTATCAAGGTCCGCAAGGCTCTCAATTGGATAAGACCCCTTCGGACCAATAGCCTTACCCTCCTTGACGAGCTGCTGACGCTCCTCTTCTGAGAAGTCCCGAGCCCAGTAAGGCTCGGCGCTCAAGCTGTCCTCCTCCTCTTCAACAAGAGGAACAGCAGCCATTACGGCCATAGACAACTGCCAGCTAGGAGGAAGAAGGTGAGTCAGGCCCATCGCGTCAGCACGATTGACGATGTGCTGCTTGATTGCCATAAAACCGCCCTGAGGGACCAGGCTACCGTTGTCCGCATTTGCGACGCGGTCAATAGCAGCCCTCAGGTCTCCTTCATTCTGGATAAAAAAGGAACCATCAGACATAGCAAGGTCAGCGCCGTGGGTACCATCGTCAGTCTTGGTCAAAGACGCGTTAGGTGCCCCGGCCTTAGATTTTGGGGATTCCGGACCTGTCCGGACCACAGGGTCCCCATTAGCCATCTTGCCCATGGTCGCCTTGAAAGGGAGGGCAGGTAATTCCTTCCCTGCCCTGAGGGCGACCAATGCCTGTTGCGCCCACTCCAAAGCAGTGCGAGGACCACCTTCGGCGGGGTGATTGTCAGGGACTTCCTGAGTCACTGGACCAGTGGGAGCCTTCTGGGTGGGGCGAGTCCTAAACCCACCCCCAGCAGGGATCTCTGTAGTCAGTCCAGAAGCTTTGGCTGGAGCGCCACCTCCAGAGTTAACGTGGCCTTGGATCTCTGTGTAGGTGGGTCCCTGAGGCCTCGTCTGAGACGGGCGAGCTTCCCACCCACCCCCAGCAGGGATCTCTGTCACTAAGGCCAACTCCATGGCCTTTTCCCATTCAGCGGTTGTGAACATATTTAGCCCCTCTAGGCTGAGAGCAGCCAGGCGATGATGGTCTCGATCTGAGATTCCTTGAGATCTGGTTGTTCGGCCGCGATCTCTCTATAAGCTGCATCGGTCAATCCAAGGTCGGCTTCTAAGAGCTGAGTGATCTCTTTGATCTGCGCTCCAGCCCATCCAGGCTTCGCTGGAGGAACGATGAGAGCGCCGGCCAGAAAGTGTGGCTTATGGAGGATCTTCTTACTACGATGTTCTTGAAGGTGAGCGCAGTACTTAGCGCTAGCCGGGCCGTCATAGTCAAAAATGGCATTACAAGCGACATTGCCACAGCCCACCTGTTCAGGGACTGCCTCCATAGAATAGGCGAGTCGACCCTCCTGGTACGCCTCTTCTACCTTGGCGAACAAACCCTCGGAGTCGTAGTAAGTCCAGAAAGCAGCAAGAGCCTCCACAACGGGCGCGCCAGAGGCAGTGGTCGTATCGGTAGGATACGTAAACTCGGCAGCAGCAAAAGCCCCCACCTTCTTGTTAGGGATATGGAGGTAGTTCAAAGGGCGGTGCGGAATGTCCAGGATAGAAGTCTTCAGGTCCTCATACGGGAAGATGTGCCCATTCAGGTTAGGCTGTGGATCCCCAGAAGTCGAGCTCTGGACATAGTTACCCAAAATCCATTTGATGTCTGGCGCAGGCCGAACATGCACTTCAGCCCAAGCAAGCTCCCGGTCATCAACTACAACCGAAGCTGTACCCAAAAGGTGAAAGGATCGCGGTCCCTCGACAATACTCATCGCCATACCTTTCGACACCGCCTCGGGCGATACCAACTATATGCAGGCACTACCACTAGACACCGCGGCAAAATTTGACAAAGTCGGCATCATCGGTTGGGTAGCAACCCTCGGTGGTGTTGTCGCGTTTGACGCCTGGGCTATCAAGACAGGACGGCCGACAATGAGCCGTACCCTTGGTCACTACCTACCACATCAACTCCTCGGCCCGGTACTTGCCGGCTGCTGTGGCGGCCTCGTGTACCATCTACTTGTCGAGGAGCTCCTCCCGGCCTTCATCGAAGAGCGGTTGTCCCGGACGGTCTAGCAGCCGGTCTTCAACTCCGGAGCAACGTCCCTTAGAGGCTCCACAGCGGTAGCTGCAGTTGTCGGAAGTGGTGGCGTCGCAGCTACAACAGCAGCAGCATCCACTTCGGTGGCGACTTCGCGCTGCAGTGTAACGACAAGCGCCTGAGCTTCCTGAAGCTCAGCTTCAGTGGATAGGGTATCAGTCATAAAAACTCCTCATTAATGGACAAGACCGGGCAGATATATATTCGCCAAGAGGGACAGTCCACATAAGCCGGAGAGAATACCCATCTTGACCAGGACTTTCGAGAGCCGAGGGTTCACCATCCAACACAACCCCAGCACTATAAAAAAGGCAATGAGGGCTGACTGTACGATAGCCACCGTACCTTGAGCAAACAACCAGGGAAGACCGACCATGAAGATAGGCAGGGAGGTCCCGATCCCCATATCGACTACCTCCCGGAACCCATGAGCTGTCTCTGAAGCCCAATCGTCGGCTGCCATCCCCAGGCCCTCAGTAATAAGCAGCCCCACAATCACCAAGAGGACGGCCAGACGCCCAGCGGCACTGGCAACAATCACCAGCCCTATGGCGGCTTGGGCACCGTCCAGACCACCAAAACTGAAAGCCTTCTTGTCCTCCTCAGTTGCTGGGGACATTGTGCTTCTCTGCCGCCGGCCGACTACGAACACCCTTTGGAGCTCCACTACTTGGAACCGCTGGACGCTTAGGACCATCCGTTGTGGATACTCCACTGCGAGGAGCCTGGCCGGCCCCACGACGAGCACCACCATTGCCACCCTGGCCATGGTTACCACCCTGAGCCCTACCGGCTGACTTGGGATCATTTGCAGCACCAGGCTTGGGTTCCCCTTTCTGTGGGGCGGTACTGTTGGCAGGAGTAAGTAGAGCGGGGGCAAGAGGGCCAAGGGCCTGCTGGTGCACCTCTGCCTCACTGAGACCAGCATTGGGACCAAGGAACTTGTCGTACTTTTCTATCTCCAACTTCCGCCGTTCCACCTCAACAACAAGATCAATGTCCACCAGGTTGAGGGTAGTCCGGTTACTGAGAAGCTTCCTGTCAGCCAGATCGAGGTAGAAGGTTGCCAGAGACGGGTCCCAGTCCAAAGCAATACGATGTGGGTACATCTCTAAGGAAGGAAACTGGACGAGCTGATCGTTCATTTCGAAAGTCGGAAGGAAGATCTTCTTCATCAGCTCCTTGGTCAGCATGTCACGCTGAGACTCCATACCTCTGGCCGTAACACGAGCGAGCTTGAGAGAGTCATCCATACCGGTATGCTGGCGATGGTACAGACCCCACAGAGCAGCCTGGATGTTCATATCGAGCACAGACCACTTTTCGGGATTGATCGTGTCGTCCGTCTTGGGGGTGATGATCTCAACGGACATACGGTGGTCACCGACCAAGATGGCATTACGCCCCAGACGCAGCACACGGGACTGCAGCTCGTCAATCTCCATCTGCTTAGCCGGGAGAGTATCGGTACCCTTCTTGATCAGAACAATAAAATTGGCTGCACCTAAAAGCATGGCACGATCAGAAGCATGTAGCTGGGTCTTCATGTCAAGCAACTCAAAGATCGTTGCCATCTTCAGGGGCGCCCAGCGCTCATAACTCGGGCGCGTCACTGTGTGCCTAAACACGCAGTTCGGGTTGAGGGTGTACAGGCGGTTGGGGTCGATACCGAGACCACCCAGCTCTTTACGATCACGGTAGTCAGGATTGTATTTAGCTATGATCAGCCTGGCCACGATAGGATCGACACCACTAGCATCATCTCCCATCAGCCAAGAATCAATGGCGTCAAGCTCCGCCGGCTCAGCCACGTAACACAAGGTCGGCTCGTGAAAAAGGTAAGCACCACAAGGAATGACACGCAAAGCATCCAATACCGTGATACCCAGTGGGACCTTGAGGTCATTGTACCGCTTCTTGCGCTTGATCCCGGTATCAAGGGACTTACCACGAAGCTTGTAGGACTTCTCACCGTACCAGACAGCTATATAGACCTGACTAACGATGTTGAGCTCTCGCCATATCTCACGAATGCGCGCCTCGATGCTGATCTGGTCCATGATCTGAGACCAGACGTCCTCCTCGTCTTCGTCACCACACTCCATGCGAATACTAGAAAAGGCCAGAGACTCCGAGGAATTGAGAAAGCCACCAACGACATCGTCTTTGGCCGCTTCATAGGCGGTGCGCATCTGCTCTAAGGGGTTGTTGGGGCTAATGAACCGGTCACGATCAAACAAGCTCCCGTTCCTACGTCCACCAGGAGGACCAAGAACACGAGTTGACCACTGCACCAAGGCGTCGGCCAGCTGCCTGGTAGCCTCTTCCTTCGGCACCCAATCAGCGGCCAATACCTCTTCGGTGGGTACATCTGTGTCATTGATGACGGTGCCCGTCATCCCCGTCACGGGGTCAGTAAAAGACTGAATCTTTGTAGTCATACCCCACCTCGTGTCATATCCCACTCACTCTGCCGGTTAGTCAAAGAGCGGCTCACAACCTTCCACTGACGATCCAACTCGTCCCGCATGGGGATCAACCACTCCAGCCGTAGCATCTGCTGGGCACGTGAGTTGGGCTGCCGCAGGCTTCGGTACGTAAGTTCCAGCACCCTGGCGCTCGTGCCACTGATCCAACCCCGAGCTTCGTCGAAGTCCATCCGATGAAGACTCTTCATCTTCTCCGAATACTCCATCAACTCCTGGTAAATGGGTTCTAAGTCATCAGGCCTGGTAGAAGGCATGTTTCTCATATCGTCCTTCTAGCCGTCGAACCAAGGAAAATCACCAGAGTAGCCACCATCAATGACCCGGACGTGTATCACTTCATCCTCTTTAGCCATGAAAGTATCAATGGTCATCTGGGAGTGGCCCAAAAGAAGCATCCTAAGAGCGTCCACGCAGTGGTCGGCTCCCTGAGTGAAAGCGCGTGTCCGCCGACCGTAGTCGTCAAACGCATTGCGCTGGTACTTGTACCTGGACGCCTGCAGTTGCTGGAGCATCTCCACGTCCCAAGGGAACCAATACCGTTCGTTATCGATGTAGAGGCGACACTGGTCGGTAGCCCAGTCCTTCACCTCACGATACAGGCCCTCCTCCTTGACCTTGTCGTCCAAGTTGGCGAAGTCACGCTCTATCCTGTCATCGAACGCCACCAGGATCTTGCTCTTGAAGTTGTACGGCTGGATCACGTCCAGAGCCTTCTTGGCCGGGATCCTCATGTCATCGTTAGGAAGTGCCGCCAGGAACTGGACAACCTGAAAAATCGGCAGGCCAATGCCCGTCGAGTCCATAGAAAACCGCTTGACCGGATAGTTATCACAAACCCAACTGATGACGCGAGCCTGAGCTGCAGCCGTAACCTTGTGTAGTGATATACGCCCGATCTGCACCAGTCGTGACAACCCCGGCTTGGGACAGGCCTTCTTACGAGAGAGTAGTTCTTTGCGCTTCTCGGGGGAGACGGGCATCTCGGCCACGATCAAGATCTCAGTCGGATCGTTGATCAACCCCACGTCCATACCAACCCAAACCGTCGTAACCGTCTGGTGGGCCTCAGGCTTCACAAGAAGATCGAGGATGTCCATCTGATCAGGCGATAGCTCATACTCCTTGATGGTCTTGTGCCAATAAACCTCAGTGTTGAAAGGATTGGACAGGTCATCTTCAGTGGCCCGCATGAGGGCGGCATTACGGAAGATAGGACTGAGGGCATCTCCAGGCAGACCTCTCACGTTCCGGCGCCACTCAGATTCATCAGGAAACTCATTCTTGAGGCGTAGACGCTCTTCGTCGGTCCATAGAGGATGGGCCATAGCCGGTATGCGGAAAACAGTATACAGCCCTTGGTCAGCATGACTCACAGGACACAGATCGGGCTCATCTAAGGCATGCTTGGACTGTCGATAAAACTCTCCTTCCACCCCTATTGTAACGCCATGTATGTGTCGCGCTGCGTGAGGTTCTCCACGCTTGAGTGTTGATACCAACTCAACCCAGCCGCGCTCTGGATAATCTTGGCTATTCGATACACAGAACCCGTCTGCCACAAATGAATGGTCCTCATCGACCGTCAGGTCATAAAGAGTCTTCTGGCACCCAGAGGGTGTCACCTCGCGGACCTTGGTATACGCACAATTGTCATAAACAAACCCCTGGCCCTTGGTGTTGCCTACGACTTGATAGAAACCCGTCGGCTTGACCTCTTGTCCCCTGATAACCGAAGGAACCTTGCGAGGAGGGTTCCAGTACCATGAAACCGAATACCCTAGACTCAGGGCAAGGAGCCGACATGATACAGACAACTTCTTTGAAACGGTCGTCAATTTCCAACGACCAGGAGCGTAACGTTCATCAGAGTCTTCAAAGCCGTCACCGTAGATTAGACCTTCCAAAACCGCCCGACGCCACTCTTCCTTCAGGCCCAGTACCCACCAAGGAATTTCCTTATTGTGAGCACCTTTTCCACAGTTCTTTACAAGCCAATCTCCCAACTCGCGTGAGTTTTGGACCACAACATTACAACCAAGTGTGCCCTTCTGGAGATAGACTGAAGTCTTCAAACCTAACCCAGCCAGGCGTTGGTTCACATATTCAGCTTCTTTTTGGTGAACAGAAAAGCAAACCTGATGGCCACCGACGCTCCCTTCGGCAAGCCATAACCCCATAATCCACAAAAAATCAGAGTTATTTGTCTCGCACAAGAGTTCTCCGCGTTCGCCAGGCGAACGCAAGCTGGGCACCCACTTCTTCTGGGGAAATACCGTAGGAGCGCTCCACCACCTCCCCTCCATATCCTCAGCAGCAACCCATTCGGGACGTATGAACCGCTTATTCCTGCGGGATATTCTATTCTCTTCCAGTAAATAGATTCCCTTTTCTTCGCTAGCGGCCCAAAATGGCTCTTTCACCGAGACTTCCAGCCCCGGATGTCCTTGCCCTCGCAAAATAACAGTCTCACGTTCCCGCGTTGTTGTCGCCGTTACCTTGCGCCAACGACGCTTGTGCGTCAAAACTTCATCCCCTACCACAACGTCTTCAATGGGCACCTGGCCACGACGCGTCAGAACCAATGTCCCAGCCACGAAACATTCATCCTGCTCCAAGACAAGAGGATGCTGACCCTTCACACCCGTACCATCCGTGTGAGGGATGCGCCCCATGATGCGACTATTGGTCTTACAATCCAACTGAAAGTGAGGTTTGTGAGTCGCCGGCTTCCTCATCATCTCTCGTCCTAGACGCTGGTTGAGAAACCGAGTTTCAATCAAGTCGGTGATGGGGGTCAGCTGAGTGAGCTCCGGGGCGGTGATCAACATATCGTGACCAGGATTACCAAACGGGAAATAGAAACCCCTGACCTGAATACCCAACGTTTTGCCAACAGAACGACCGCAAAAATCGATCGTCATCGGGTCGCGGTAACGCCACCAAGGAACTTGGTACGGATAGGCCCGAAAGAACCCGTCGGGGTTCCTGGGCTCATACCAAGAGAACTCGGCCAGGTCTAAGCCAGAGTGGTCCTGCAAAATGGCGACAAGACGCTTCTCTGCATCACTAAGAGCTTCATAAACCGGCACTCAAATTACGCCCTTCACTAGGTCAGAGTGAAGCTTGACGCTCAACTCAGGGAGGGCTCGCAGCTGCTGCTCCAACGCTGAAGTGATGACAACGATGCGATAGTCAAGGAAGAAGGCGGGTTCCTTATGGAACGCGGCAGCCACCATCACTATTTCATCAGGTGTGGGCGACCGCGTACCTTGCAACAGGCGAAAAACTGTGCCATAGTTGATACCTATCTTGGCCGCCAACCCACGCACAGACAATCCCCTAGCCCGCTGTAGGGCTTGCAGGATCTCATCGAACGACAAGTAGGAGTAGTCCTCAGACCACATCTCACGCAGCCGTTGCATGCCTTCACGCTCATTTACCAAGGGACGAGGACCATCACGACCAGGAGGAGCACTGTCCACTTTCAGTACATCCTGTAGAACAAAGCCTAACGTATGCAGGTCACTAAACACCCGAGACCAATTGATCGTCCCCCTGCGCGCTGAGGGGAAAGACCGTTCAATCACAACCTTCCGCTCGGTATAAGGGATCTTGTGAGCCGACTTGTTCATCTCCATTAAGCCAGAGATGTCAATACGATTAGGGCCAACGAGCACAGGAGCCGGCAGTACCGTCATAGTCCCTCCCCAGGAATCGGGAACCACGTGAACTTATTAACCTCACGGAAGTGGCGATCAATCGCATCAAACTTCTCCCGCCCCTTAGTGTGCAACCACTCCACGATGTCTACGGGAGTACAGCGCATCTCCTTGCGTTCTTCTTCAGTCGAGTTATGATAAAGCTGAACCTTGCCTAAAACTTCGTTCATCAGCTCTATGGCCATAGCGGTCTCGTCATCACGCTTGATCCCAAAAACATCAGCACGCTTGAGGAGCATAGTGATGTAGCCGATCGTCTCTGTGTCCTCGTCCTGAGTACGAGATGTACGGTCCAAACGCAGAGAGTCTTTGAGCTGTCGGAGCTCAGCAGATAGCTGCTGTAGCTGACGACGCATACCACCTTCGTCAGGCAGTACTCCACCTAGGTAATCATGACCTAGAGCGAGCTGACTAGCAATCCGGTGCATCAACATCTCCAGCTGGACAATCTGGTCTAGCCCGGAGACATCACTGATGTTAGTAAACTTGAATGTGTCCGTGTACGCCTTGGTCAGACGTTGAACGAACTTCTGCTCCCCCGTAGTCAAAACAAGCCATTTGGTCCCGGACGGCAAGGTGACCGGAAGCCCCTTTTCAACTGGGTTCGTATTACTCACGATCTATCCATCGGCAGTTGTTACTTCTTTCGTAACAGGGAACAGGATTCCAACAGCCGGTGGGTGTTCCAAATACTCAGCAGCAGCACGTAGAGTGGAGGCTGAGTTTCGAGCACCCGGAAGAAGATGCCGGTTACACTGCTTACACAACAGGCCACGTATGGTCTGAGCCGGCGGTAGACCCTGAGCCTCTAGCTCATGATCATGATCAACGTCCAGGTTGTACGGCCGCCGGCCTTTACAGATAGCGCAAACACCACCCTGAGCTGCAAAGAGAGCATCATACTGCTCCTGCGTGATCCCAAACTTCTCAAAAATACGCGTGCCATGAGTACTGCGCTTGCGCGCCTTACCGGCACAAGTCATACAACGAAGTGACAAGCCATCCCTGCGTCGAGTATCAAGCGGAAAAAAACGCAGCGCTCGACGTCTATGACAGACCTCACATTCTCGACGCAACTCTTCCATATTAGACCATGATGGAACATACGTTCGATATTGTCAAGGGACGGTCCACCAGCTCGTCCCTTGACAGACCCCTAGACCTAGTTAATCTCAGCTCATGCCACGAGCCAAGTACGCGACGGACTGTCGCAGATGTGAAGACCCCATCGAAGTGAGAGACCCAATCATCTATGACGACAGCTACGAAGCCTGGGTGCATGTCAAGTGCGAGGCGGTCAAACCCACAGCAGAATCTGTTGAGCGCCTCCACCGAACATTACCGCAAAGTCCACTCGTAGCCGCCTTGATAGACAGGCAGCTCAGAGGCTCTTGAGGAAGCGTCCCTTGACAAGCCTCACATCTACCTCTACACTCGACTTAGCCCCCAGGGCGCTTGTTTAAAGATCTTGTTAATAGATCTAATAGATCTATTAGTAAACAAATCCAATAGATCTATTAGTGGCGAGTTTGCGATAAACGCAACCTACAATCTGCAATAAATGAAACCTACGATCCGTTTCTGGTAACCATCCAGGATCAAATTCCTCGCCTCACTGGTGGCACCAAGCAAACAAAGAGTCTGGTTCTGGCGCCCAGATCCCTCCAGCAAGAGGTCTAGCAGCTCGTTTGTCAAGTGTCAATGGACGCGAAGGGCGCGTCTCTTGACGGACCGGCTGCCTCTCCTTACTATGCATTCATCATGACGCAAGACTTAGAATCCGCACTACGGGAGAGGTACGGCCTCACTGAGGAAACCGAACCCCTGGTCATAGCCCAGTTACTTCGCGAATCGACGGATGTTCTGGCTCGAAGAGTAGAACGGCGTGACTGGATCGGTGCCTCGGTGGGCTCAGTCATGCTCTTAGACACACTCGCCGCCGTCAACGTCTCAATTCAGGCTCTTGCTGGACCTCCTGTTGGGGAGAGTGCGACCGATTTCTCTGGTAACTATTTCAGACAGATCATGGAAGCCGGCGTAGAGCTGAGTGAAGAGTTCAGAGGGATCATCCGCGACGCCATATTGGACTATGGCGGTCAAGTAGATAAGGAGGGTTTTTGATGGGTGAGGTTTACATTGATACCGAGACAACGGGGCTTGACCCCACCAAGCATGCCATCTGGGAGGTGGGCCTGATCACCGCAAAGGGAGACGAGAAATCCTGGATGGTAGAGCTGACAAACCAGGAGCTGGCTGATGCTGACCCATTCGCTCTCCAGATTGGTGGTTTCCATAAGCGGCACCCACAGGGGTTCATGGTGGAGGTGCCAGTAAACCCAGAGTCCAAGGGTTGGCGATGCCGGAGTCTCAAGGGGGCTTACCCGAAAGCGGTGGTAGCCGAGGAAGTAGCGAAACTGACCTGGGGCCATCATCTGGTGGGTGCGGTCGTGAGCTTTGACGAGGAGCGACTTCGGCTTCTTCTAAACAGTCTCCGCATCCCTCATAACTGGCACTACCACCTGATCGACGTGGAAGCTTTGTGTGTTGGGTACCTGGCCGGCCGGGCGGAGGCTGGACAATCGGTCTTGCCGATACCCCTGCCATGGAGCTCCAAGGCGCTCTCCCTGGCGGTGGGCGTGGATATCGAAGCCTTCACGGCTCATGAGGCATTGGAAGATGCGCGGTGGGCGCGGGCTCTGTACAGGGAGATCACTAGTCATCTTACGGTGGGACAGGAGTGAGCTTTGATGAAGAGGTGGCACTGACCTTCCTAGAGACGGTCTTTAGTCGCTGCCCCGAAGATGAGTGGGTCAGTGTCTTTGCTATCGACCGGGCACACACTGAGGCTCCTCAGAAAGTGTTGTGGGGTGAAGTAGGCCGCCTAGGCAGGTTAATTAGGCAAATCGCCCCCTTGGTGGAGACCCACTGTGTCTGGTACGGTGTCGCTACCAGGATAGAACGTCTTTCTCATGGACGAGGCGGCATCGATGACTGCGCGCATCTACCTGCCTTCTTTGCCGATATAGACACCCTGGGACCGAACCACAAGGCTACCAATTATCCTCCGGACGAAGCTGCTGTGAGACTCTTTTTAGACCAACTACCTCCACCGTCTCTGGTGGTCAGGACAGGCGGCGGCTATCATCCATACTGGCTATTAGATGAACCCTTGGTTATGCCTGAGGCGGGTATCGCCTTGCGTCAGTGGGGTGCTACCATTATGGCCAAGGCGTCTGCCGTAGGTTACAAGTTGGATGATGTTTATAACATCGACAGGATCTTGCGTCTTGCTGGAAGCGTCAATGCTAAGCAGCTACCAACAGTAGTGCCTGTTACAATTTCTGAAACAATTTAGGAGGGCGCATGAGCGCCATCGAACAACTATCACTGGATCATATCGAACGGGCACCAGTTTATACTTTCGATAGCCTGGCCTCTTATCTCGCCGCCGGCCAGAAGATCCTGGAAGAGAAGCCAAGGCCTGTTGAAGCTACTATCACTCGTCTTCCGTCAGCCGCCGGGCGTCCTGGTGATGATTTCAATGCCCAGCACACAGGAGAAGAGGTGCTGGGTTGGCTGGGGTTCACTCATGCTCATACTGATCACCAGGGTGATCACTGGACACGCCCAGGTAAGGACCCACGACAAGGAGCTAGCGCCACTGTTTATCCTGACGGTGGTATAGCCATTTGGTCCTCTGGGGTAACAGACCTTTACCCACAAGTAGAACTACGCAAGAGTTATGATCCCTTTGGTCTTTGGGTGGCCACTCAGTTCAATGGTGATTTTGAAGCCTGTGTACGAGACCTGGCAGCAAGTGGCTATGGTGAGCCCACGTTCTTAGGCGAAGACAGCACCCTTATTGAGGACATAGAAGGCTACCTGCAGATAGAAGAGGGTGTCCAACATACTGGTGGATCCACATGGGCACTGATCGATCTGTCCTTGGCAGCACAACTAGGGCCACCGCCGCCGCCTGACATTCTTCACCGGTCAGATGGTGTAGCGCTTCTCTACCGTGGCAAGCTGAACTTTGCGTTTGGGCCGCCCGAGTCGGGTAAGAGTTGGTTTGCTCAGCTGGCGTGTGTGGAAGTGTTCAACGGCGGAGGGTCGTTTCTCTATATCGATGCTGAAAACGGACCACGAGATGTTGCTGATCACTTCAAGCTGTTGGGTGCTGACACCAGTCGCATGACAATGGATGAGGGGCGCGCTATGTACATAGCCCCTCATAGTGGTTGGGATCCCGCTGCGGAGGCTTTGTTGCAGGCATGCGTTGCGCGCAAACCTGACCTGGTGATTGTGGACGGCATGACCGGAGCTATGTCTATTATGGGCAAGGTGCCGGAGTCTAACTCTGACTTTTCTCACTTCGAGCTGGAATTTCTTCGCCCTCTGATGGCCCAGGGGGCGGCCTTGCTTTGCATTGACCACACTCCCAAGGGGTCAGAGACACCAACCATATTCGGGGCTCAGCACAAGAAAGCCGCAACCACTGGGGCTGCCTATTCATTTACTGCCTTGGAGAAACCCGGCCGGGTTTCTGCGGGGGCACCCAAAGGCAAGAGGGGGCTGATTCGTCTTCGTCTCTATAAGGACAAGGGTGGCTACTTACGAGCCTATACAGACGATGAGGGCGTTATAGCCGACTTCTTCCTCACCCCTATTGGGCCTATGCTCTTTGCTCAGTTGTACCCAGGTGGAGCGTCTCCTAACCTAAGGCCAACCAACATCATGGAGAAGGTCTCGCGTTACATGGAATGTAACGGTTCCTGTTCCGAAGAGAAGATCCAGGATGTTGTCGGTAAGCAGGTCCAAAAGCCCGTCTTTGTGGCTGCCGCCATCCGGGTACTCCTAGAAGAAAAGCATCTGAAGCTGGACAATGGCAGGCTAACCTTGGTAGAGAAGTTCCGATCTGACGACACATATTTCGACGACAATGATCAAATTTGAGCGTCCATTGACAACCCACCACCTGTCGGTTTGAATCATATCAACCGCTAACCCATAAGAGAGGTTCCATTGAGCACCCCTACTCCAGTCCTTCCCACCAACACGCCCAAATGGGTGAATAATTTCGTCAAGTTCCTTCTCGTCGCCGTGCCGACCGTGTTGGCCATCTGGAAGCCGGGGCATGCCTTTGATACGGCAACGGCTCAAGCCGTCATCGTCTCCGTCGGCGTCTTCCTTGCTGCTACTGTGCACATAGCGGAGATCGTGATAGACGCTATCAAGGCACATGGCCTCAGTCGAGCTACCCTTGACCGGGTATATACGTCCTCCCAGCAATGGGTGGCTGATAACATCAGTGACATCAGGATATCTGCTTACAAGCTGAAGCAATTTTTGGCCAGCGTTCCCGTCATCCAGCCTCTACTTGCTTCCGCAACCGGTCGACTGACTACTGTGGAAAGTGATGTCAGTGATCTCAAGGCACGTTACGCCACTATTCCAGGTGTGGACCAAGAGGCCATCGCCGCCATTGTTCGAGATGAACTGAAGAAGCTACTCGGGTCAGTTACGGCGGGTCCATCTGCGGTCAATGTGGCGGTGGCTCCGCCTGCCGTTCCTCCAGCAGCCGCCCCAGCTCCTCCAGACACCATCGTCGGTGTAGCTACCGGCGTTTGATCCACCTCACAACATGACCAGCCTGCTTATAGGCTGCCCCGTTACAAACCGGGCGTGGGTCCTGTCTACGTGGTTTGAATATGTCCGGGTAGCTTGTGAGCAGGCTGATTTGTGTCCTGAGTTCATTTTTGTCTGTCCTAGGTGGGACACAGAGACTCAAGACTTGGTTTTGGCACAAGATGCCGATGTCCTGTTGACGGATGAGCCTACTCCCCCCAAGGCCAGAAACTGGGCGCCGCCTCGGCTACATCACATGGTTACATTGCGCAACCAATTGTTGGCACAGGCTTGTCGGCAGAGACCAGAATTCTTCTGGTCCCTCGATTCGGATATTCTCCCCGCTCCAAATGCACTGGTGGAGGTGCTCAGCGTTTACTACTCCCATCCCGATGCTGGCGCTGTGGGGATGCACCTCTATATGAGCTCCGTTGGACGTGAGCATCCTTCCAAGGCCATGCTAGGTGGCAACGCCATGGTATTCCGCCCTGTCACTGAGACCGAGCTCCACGGCAGTCAGAAGGTGGACGTCCTTATGGGCAGCATCCTGATGACGCCTCAGGCGTACCATGTCGAGTACGAGTACCACTCCCAGGGCGAGGACGTAGGGTGGGCTCAGGCCTGCGCCCGAGCCGGCGTCCGGTTCCGGTGGGCCGCTGATGCCATGTGCAAGCATATCATGACGCCGGCTCAGCTTGAGCGGGTTGACCCGCGCTTAGGATGGTAGTACACTTCGGGTCGTGACCCGAAGCCAGGTATGGAGGGAGGGACATCACCTCCCATTCTTCCCTATCTGTCACCTCTGTGGTGGTCGGAGTGGGACTTTGACTGAGCTGGACCACAAGCGTCGCCAGCTGCCACTATGCATCCATCTGGAGTGTGCTCTGTCTATTTTGGACTGGGTCAGGGCCGGCGGGCCGGCAGGTGGGGAGCTTTACGACGCTGTCCGGCCTCTCTTGGCGAGAGAGACCTGGTCAATCTATCCCCTGGGGGCCTGGTGGTGTGCCCTTTGTCACAAGTATACCAACGATGCCCGTTTCTCACTACGTCTTGACAGGGGCCTTGACTACAACTTCACGGTGGTCTATACTGACCTTCACTTGGATTGCCTGGAGAGCGCGTATGGTACCACTCCCCGAAGGCCGAAAGCTGAGCTTTCGATTGAGTCGGACCTTCTGGCTGAGCTGGAGCTTTTAGCTACAATCCAGTTAGGCGTCCCTTGACGGGGCGTACCGCGGGGGTAGGCTAAGAACCTTCGCAGCACATCCTGGCAGTCCGTGCCTATTCAGGCATTAGGGCAGAGCCCAGCAAACAGCACTGGTAGTCCGTGCCTTTTGAGGCGCAAGGACAAAGTCCGGTGAGATGATACTTTTTCTCACGCGTCTACATAAAGGTAAAGGTGCAGTGGCTCTTTCAGGACCTCTTGAAGAGCTGGCGCCCATAGACGGACGACCCGGTTGGGCCAAACGTGGCCTGTGCCGTACCGTTGGGGACCCAGAAATCTTCTTTTCAAATGCTACCCTCGATATTGCCGAGGCTAAGGAAATATGCATGCAGTGCTTTGTCCGACCTGAGTGCCGGGCGTTTGCGTTGCGTAAGCCAGACGCTGAACCATATGGTGTCTGGGGCGGGATGGATGCCACACAAAGACGCCGGTACTTCGGGGATGTTGCTCCCGTCAAGCACCGAGTTCCTCGCCAGAAGAAACAAGCGCTCCCTGTTGTCCAGAGAGCCATGGATGATAAGAAGGCCACCATTGCCTAGTCCCTATGCCGGTACAGAGGTACATCTTTCAAGACGTGAGCTACGACAGCTGGCGAGAACTGTGGGCTGGCGTGGTGCGAAGGCGCGTCGCCGGGGGGCTCCCTATCCTATAGTTAGGGACTCAATTATCCAGGCGCTTCATCAGAAGAATGCGGCCAAGGGTGATTAAGCAGTTCACCGTTCGGGCTGACGTACTAAGCAACGCCTTTGATCTGGTTGCTCAACCTCGCCAAGCTTATGTTCGTCTTGACCTAGAGGGCTCTGTTCTCACGGCACATACACGCTCTGATGATGTAGTGGTAGCTGTGGACGTAGAGGCTATCGGTACGCCGGGAGCAGTGGTGTTGCCTCTCGCATCGATGAAATCGGTGTTGAAGGGTCTGGATACCCAGCCTGTCCAATTCAACCAAACCAGAGACATGGTACAATGGCAAGCTGGTGGGCAAAAGGGAATGGTTATAGCAGTACCCAAAGAAACGATGCCCAAGTCTGACATTAGCTTCTCTCATCCAAACATGATGGTTGGAGCTGATGTACTGAAGAAGGCCCTGACCCGTCTTCTCAAGATCAGCAAGGGCGGCTCGGTTGGCCCGATGGGGCCACACAATCAGCTGTTGAAATACCCAGTTTTGGAAAGCGTCTATATCGATGCCACCGGTCCCACTTTGGTGGCATGTGACCCCACGCGCCTGGCCTACTGGGAGCTCGGTTTGGATGCCCAGTTCACCGGAGAGTCCGTGGTGGCCACGGAGCCTTTGATGAGGGTTTTGCTCTCCCGTTTACGAAGCGGTGGGGATGTACAACTTGCGTGGCATGAAGAAAAGTTTGCTGCCTTATGTGATGGGGTGCGGATAGCCGGGCGTTCCTTACCCTGGCCCTATCCCATATGGCGCAACTTTTGTCCTACCACATTTGATAATAAGTTCGTTTTTGGCAGCAAGGTTCTGGTGGATGCAGTCAAACGCCTGGCCACCACCACCGATCGAGAAGGCCGTCTATACTTGAAGATCGCATCAGACTTCCTGCGCCTGGGTACCCACCCAGACATTGCTGAGGACATTTCTTGTGCTTCTCGCGAAGGGACATATGTGGGCTGGGGTTGGTTCCGCTTGCGGAAATTTCTCGAAGGCCTGCAGATGTTGGAGGGGAAGAAAATGATACTGGAGTTCAACACTCCCAGTGATGTTGGCATCAACGTACCCCTGCATCTTAGTGGCGAAGGCCGGTTACACTATTATATGATGCCGCTTATTCCTCATCTCACTGTTCCGTCCCTTGACACGCCCAATCAGCAAGGTAACCTGTAACTAACAGAGACCCAGTGGGTCAATAGGGGCTTTGGCCCAAGGAGAAAATATGCCTGAAAGTTCTGTGGTACTGGATGGGCGAGTTGTCGCTGATCTAGAACTCAAGCACACCCCAGGTGGGAAAGCTGTTTGCACCTTTGGGCTTGCCTTGGAACATCGTGCGAACTCGGGTGGAGAAAAGTCCACCAGTTTCGTCGATGTGACAGTGTGGGAGGGGCTCGCTGAAAATGCGGCTGATACCCTCCGCAAGGGTGACCGGACCATCGTTTTTGGTCGAATCAAGCAGCAGTCTTGGGAAAGCCGTGACGGTGAGAAGCGCAGTAAGATTATCGTCCAGGCTGAAGATGTTGCTCCTAGCCTGCTGTGGGCAACGGCCGTCATCAAGAAAGTAGATGACCGCTCCGACAGGGATGAACCTAGGCGCTCCAACACCCGTTCGGCACGAGACGATGACGAGCCTACTCGTTCCCGTTCATCCCGCTCAGCGGAGCCAACACGCCGTTCCAGCCGGGACGACGATGACAATCCCCCTCCCCGTCGCCGGCAAACAGTCAGGGACGAAACCGATGAGGACAAATTCTGATGGAGCTCAAGGATCTCAACGACTTTGTGCAGGGGTTTGTCAACGGATTGCGTGACTTGATTCCAGACTCCCCTGAGTGTAATCCAGTCCCGGACCCTCCTGATGAATTCGACATTGACGAGAACTACAAGTACCGTACCGGGTTTCGTTACAATGATCCCGACACGACCTGGAGTGCTTGGGGGCCTGTTAGCAGTCATATCTGTGAGCTGGAACCGGCCAAGATACTCTTTCGCCTGGGTGCTACTAGGGTAACGGTAGAGACTCTCGGAGACACTATTCAGTTCAAGCTCAGGAAGAACCTGATTTTCCCCTAGGTCAAGTGTCAGTTCAACAACCACGTGTCAACTGACACGCCCATAAGGAGGGGTTGGCGTGGAAATCAACCCCTCTGAGGGTTCTTTCTGAAAGGAAGGGCGATGAAACAGGAGTTCGTGGCCTTCCTGAAGGAAGGCAAATACAATCCGGAAGATCCAGCAGATGCCGTAGCGATAGCCGCTTGGTACGTAGGTCCCAATATTACTCGTATCGCGCAGTTTCTTGACAAGCCGAAGGCTTGGTGTCGAGAGCCGGCTCGAAGACTTCGGGAACAAGGTATCTGGCGTGGCCGTTATATCGTAGTGCAGGAAGAGGATGCTGAGGGTCTAGCTATCGAACTAGCCTTACACGCATTAGTTGCTGCTGGTTATCTGGAGATTAAACGATGACACCTAAAGAGAAGTCTCAACACCCGTCGGTGGTCGGTAAACGGCTAGTTGATTTATGGGTGCTCTCCGAAAGCCTAGAGCCTGTTTTTCAGGCAGTAGAGGCGGGTGTCCTTGTTCCGATTAATGAACCAGAGATGCTTCTTCCATTGCCTTTTACGGCAATCCAACTGAAGGACCTGGCGGACAACATAGAGAATTATCGTTCATCCAACCAAAACGCGGAAGCCACCGCGTACCTTTACAGGTTTGCTAAGCATGTACTAGGAACTGCATTAGACCATGCTGTTCGCCTGGCCCAACCACCAAAGGAGTTCGTGTGACAGACAAAGTAACACCCATCAGGAAGCGGACCAAGAGTCCCCTCAAGGCACTCCCTACCCCAAGTGCTGAATTACAGCCCGCTCCTGAGGTATCTGCCGAGACGCCTACCCCTCCGACTCCTCAAGAGCTTCTGCACATGGATAACGCTAAGCGTTACATGATGCTACAGCTCGTCGGGGCCGGTCACGCCGTCAACCAGGAGCTTCTCCAGATCCAAACATCACTTCTGCAAGAACTCCTGTTGGATGAAGAGATGCAAGCTCGTTTCGATCAAGCCTTCGAGGAGAAGACCAGAATTGCTCTAACTGGTATCGAAGAGCAGGTTCAGCAACAATTAGCATCCCAAGGCCGCGCAATGCCGGGCAACAGGACTAAAAGCGGGTTGGTGGTTCCGTAATGGCCGCACCTGTTGCCATCCTTAACCTTCCTCTCGAAGAGGAAGGCAAGGGGTCCTCGGGAACTCAGACTATTGGTGGGTATCTTGGGCAACTGTTGCTTACCTTACTTGACGAAGTGGACAACTTCTCGGGTAAGCGTCCCTTTGGGACGTCTGGCTGGAAGACCGAGCTACAGATCCCGATGATCAAGGCTGGGTTTCTTGACGGAGAGATAGATGAGTATGGGTATCTCGTTTGGGTCGACTGGACCACATCTGATCGTCTCTTAACCGAAGCTGTTCAGTATCTCTTCTTGGGGCATAAATAATGTACAAAGATCATGTGATGACTCCTGAAGATCTTTATGACTTCAACCTGATTGAGGCCACATACAAGGGTAAGATAACTGATGCTGGGATCTTGGCGATCCTCTGTCGCGTGGCAGACTTGTCGCCTGACCCATCCTCCCAAAACGCTGCAGCTATCTTCCCAGCACCCGGAGATGTACCACGGCCAGCATGGGCACCAGACATGTTCATGTACCCGTTGTCTGTCGCTATCAACACCTTCCCTGTTGGGGTTGATGTTGCACCGGCCTCTCGTTGGGAAAGGCCGGAGAAGTACTACCGCGTGGTACATGCAGAGACCGGAGCTATTACCCACGCAGCCAGGGACGGTAGGAAGATCCGGGGACAGACTATGTTTGCTTGTTGGGCGGCCTGTGGTCCTTGCGCTGCCCAGATCATTGAGGCGGGCATCAAACGTCTTGTCACCCTGGAGTCTTCTCGTCCTGGTACCGACGGCAGCTGGGACGCAAGTATCACCATTGGAGTGGAGATGCTCGCGGAGGCTGGCGTGGTGGTTGAGTACATTCCTCACCCTGTTACGCCCGAGCCCTTTACTTTGCTCCGTGGCGAACAACCAATGAGAGTATGAAGATGAGAGTCGAGCCTATGACCATAGGTGAGCTACGTGAAGCGGTCAATGGTCCACAGAGTATAGCCGGTGTTATACCCATTCCTACTCTTCCGGACTGGCGCAAGGTCATCATCCAGATACAGGTGGATGAGCTTCCTGGCGACATTCCGGTATACGAGTACTATTCTTGTCGAGCTGTTGGTCCCCTGTTGTTCAACGGGGAATTCGTTCTCGCTATCGCAGCCGGAGGCTGCTTGCGTTCTATCCCGGAGGTACAGGAGACATAATGACAATGCGCGGTATTAATGACGTGGCCGCACCGGTACATCAGGTGTACCTGGCTGGACCCATCACCGGTTTGAGTTTCGGTGAGGCTACCAGCTGGCGTGACTGGGCCAAGTTACAACTGGCTGCGGTAGGGGTATTGGGGCTGTCGCCACTGCGATACAAAGATTACCTCAAAGACGAGTCATCTCTCCAAGATGTGTACGCCAACCACGTACTCTCCACTCAAAAGGGTATCACTACCAGGGACCGTTGGGACTGTCAGCGGTCAGAGGTTGTGTGGGTCAATCTTCTCGGTGCCGAGCGCGTTTCGATCGGCACCTGCATAGAGTTCGGGTGGGCTGACGCCGCACGAGTCCCAATAGTGACGACCATGGAGCCCGAGAACATCCATGACCATGCTATGGTGAGGGAAGTGTCGGGTTACATCATTCCTACTATCGAAGAGAGTTTTGCAACAGTCCGAGCTCTTTTAGGAGTGTAATGACTACGGTCCGACCGGACACCACTCAACTGTGGATTGACTACAAACGTACCGGCGAGAAGAAACTATGGGATGAGCTTGTCGCCGCCTATATTCCTCTCGTCAGGTACGTAGCCAGTCGCGTCTCTGTTGGACTTCCCAGCACCATTGAGGTGGGGGACTTGGTTAGCTATGGCACGTTTGGTCTGCTGGATGCTATCGAGAAGTTTGACTTGGAGCGTTCGGTCAAGTTCGAGACCTATGCCATCACGCGGATCAAGGGCGCCATCATCGACGAACTGAGGAGCCTCGACTGGGTACCTCGTTCAGTCAGAGCTAAAGCGAGGGCAATTGAGAGGGCGACTCAGGCGTTGGAGGCCCAACTTGCTCGTTCCCCTACGCCGGCAGAGGTGGCGGTGCAGCTGGCGATCCCTGAAGCCGACCTCAGGGCACAACTGATGCAAATCTCCCTTGGCGGCATGGTGGCCCTCGACGAACCTCTGTCGAGCGACCAGGGAGAGTCGGCCACCTTGGGGGATACCCTGCCTGACTATCACGCGGCTGCTGTGGACTTCTGGATTGACGGGATCAGGGAGGCTTTAGCCAAAGCCCTTGACGACCTACCTGACAGGGAGAGGGTGGTACTGTCCCTCTACTACTACGAGCAGCTGACGCTGGCCGAAATTGGGCTGGTGCTGGGAGTGACGGAGAGCCGAGTCTGCCAGATTCACACCAAGGCCGCCCTGCAGCTTCTGGCTGCTAGTAAGCTTCCACCAGAGCGACGGGAGGTATAATGGGTCCGACCGTCGAACTATTCGCCACAAACGATGGAAATAAAGGCGACATCGTTTATCTTGGTTCCGAACAATGGATCGTAGCCGTTGGTAAACTATTCCCTGCAACTATGCAATGGTGTACTGTTACTTCGTCCGGTGGCAGCCTTACAGTAAGTAGCGTCCAGACGTATACTCCTACGTCTGTATCGGAGATCTCAGCCTATGCGTTCTCAGCTGACGGAACACAACTCGCTATTCTCTGGAATGATGATATCGGCAACAGCTACGTAGACATCATCAATACCGCGACCGGTGGACTGAACCATCGCGTTTCGGTGCCACTGTACAGCGACGAGGTCTGCTGGACTGGCGACTACGTCTGGATCAGTTTCTACACCACCGGCACTTACACCACCGTTCTCATCAATGCCGCAACCGGCAGTTTCGTGGGTGGAAGTGTAAGTGGAGTCGTCATGGGGGCTATAGATGACACATACGCCATCCTCTCCAACGGGTGGGGTGGCCCCACCGCTTACGCTTACCAGTTAGTAGGAACAACGCCGACCCTGGAGGCTACATATGCCAATATGGGGGGGGTGCCGAACTACAACCTCGATAGGCGAACCTCGATGTTCCTCTCTAACGGCTATTCGGCTATCGTGCCCGCTGCACAAGTAGCTCTGCCTTCTGGCTTTACTAACGGTGACTTTTACTTCTGGATGGGAGGAACTGTTTGGGGAGATGAAGTGATAACGTCATCCCTCACTGAGGAAACGGTTGTCACTATGAATCAGTGCCATCTCAGTACAGGAATCATAACTAGCCCATCTCCCCTCTCAGGGTCTCTTGGTGGTATAGAGGTAGATTTAGCATGTTCTGACGGTACCGCTTCTACAGTGCTAGGTGTTCAGGGCATCTATGGCGGCGGTGCGTCAGTTGCCGTATTGCTTACACCAGGCGATGTCGGTTGGCATGTTGGAGGAGTTCGATGTTCGTGAGTGCTAGTAAGCTTCCACCAGAGCGACCATGAGGGTTCTCCAAGCCGCCGCTGAAGTCGCGAACATCCTGGTAGCGCTGGTAGTACTCTATGAGCTCTTCGGAAAGCGCTCCGGTCTGCGTCGGGTGGTGAGGGAAGAGCATGAAGTGTGGGAGCAGGAGTGCGGCCCTGCCGAACCCGACCGCGGTAGGGTGGGCCGCCATCCCATCCCCTAAAATAACTTGCAACGTCCCTTGACAAGCGCTATGGTAGGTCCTACTTTAGTCTCAGCACAATGTAGCCGAAGGGATAGAGATGGACAAGTTCACCATGTTGCCAGGGTCAGTGGGAGAGTGTGTATATAATCACGCCCGCCCGTCCCTAAGCGCGTGGCAACCCACCATCAAAGGCTTTCAGGGTACGGATACAGGAGGCTCCTCATAATATCTCTTAACACAGGAGAAGATTGAGGGGCCGGCCGAGAGGCCGGCCTTTCTAGTCTCTCAACAGAGTTTGTATCGGGTGTGCCGCTCTACACGGTTTACCGGTATGGCTCCATAGCCAGCAAGTCCTGGGGGTAGAAGCTCAAGCCACATGCAGGGGCTCCCAAAGAGACTAACTTGCTGGTGCTCATCAGCCACAAATATCGGGGTCGTCTAATGGCAGGACTGCAGCCTCCAAATCTGTTAATCGGGGTTCAAATCCTCGTCCCGGTGCTATGCATGTGATGCTCAATGGTCGAGCCGCTGGCCGTAACCCAGCCTCAAGGGAGTTCAATTCTCTCCGCATGCACGAGGGGAAAAGTCCGGGCTCGCGCGGCTTGAGCCAACGCTGAAAGCGTTGGTGCCGGTTGACAATCTTGTCAGTAGTTTAAAGGCAGAACATTCCCCGCTAGTCTCTCCCATTGCTGGAGG